ATAACAATCTGGGTTACCGCAATCCATAGCATGATGCTTATTAAGGCGATGCGGTTGTTTAACAACCGCATCTTTATTTGTAAACCCGTGTACTTTAGCAATTTTACTTTGTTTTTTAATTGCTACTTCATCACGATATCTACGTAATGACGTTTTTTGTTTTGATTGTTCACCACTCATTTTTAACTCAAATTATTTTTTACTAATTCTATACCTTCTTTAGTAGCAGTTCTCCAATTATTTAAATTTTCTAAGTTAAAATTTATAATAGGAAATCCTGTAAAATTACTAAGTTTTTCAATTAAGTTCTGTGTGTCGTTTTTATATAAATCTTTCCATGATACATATAATACATTTGGATAAATTACCTCATTAGTATATAATTTCTGTTCTAGTTTTAATGATAATTTTCTAAGATTACATTCTTTTTGACTGTACAATCTTGTTTGTAATTTTTCGTCATATGAAAATTTACCTATGTGTGTACAACATATTTCGTCAATATCTTCTAAATCATATGTTATTCTTATAACCTTATCAAAATTAGTTTGCACTAATTTTAAGTCTACAATATGTGAAATTGTGATATATGGTTCAACTGAGTCTACATAAGGCTCTGCTTCAAGAATATATTTTACCTTTTGTTCATCAAATTCACCATTTACAGGCCCGGGCTCTATTGGCATATCCGCTAACATAAAACTATGAGCATTCCCGTGCTTACTAAATTTAATAAGTCTGCTCGACTCCAACTTAGCAAGTGTTAAAAACTGCTGTAGGAAAGAACCACCTGTTCCCGTACTATAAGTAATAACGATAATATTATTGCTCATTTTTTTTCCTGTAATCTTCTATCGCGGCTTTGATCGCATCCTCTGCGAGAATACTACAGTGGATTTTGACTGGCGGGAGACTGAGTTCTTCTGCAATAGTTGAGTTTTTGAGGGTAGAGGCTTCAGCAAGTGTTTTACCCTTGACCCACTCTGTGACAAGACTGCTTGAAGCAATTGCCGACCCGCACCCATACGTTTTAAATTTGGCATCTGTTATTACTCCTGATTTAGGGTTTACTTTAATTTGCAATTTCATTACATCACCGCAGGCGGGTGCACCAACCATACCAGTACCTACATCTTCGTCATCTTTTGCAAAACTACCAACATTTCTAGGATTTTCGTAATGATCGATTACTTGTGCGCTATATGCCATAGTGAATTAAATTCCTTTTATATATTTATCAATGCGTAATGCGTATTTGATTATCATAAACTTCTATGCATTTTTTTGTGCCTATTCTCCAATTTTCTAAAAAATCTATACTAAAGTATAAATTTTTGATATCTAAAAAATTAGAAATTTTATCTGCTAAATCATCATAAGGTAGATTTATTAACTTTTCCCATGAAATATATAGACAATTTACTACATCATGATTCTGATAAATCTGAATATGATCTAGTAGAGCCAATTTTTGTTGTTTATATAAACTCCTAGTAAAACTAGCATTTTGATTCAACAAATCTATACCTCGTTTTACAGCATAAACTTTGGCTATGTCTTCAATGTCTTTTTCTTCATAAGTTATAGTAATAACTTTATTAAATGCTTCTACTAGATATTTTTGGTATTTAGAATGCACCGGGAAAAAATAAGGTTTATTCAATTTGCCCCCTAGCATTTTATTCCACTGTGGGACGATTTGTAATGACTGTAGAAACTTTAACTGTTCTTCCCATGTCATGTTTATAAAATACATTCCCTGATCAGGATTTTCCCACTCACATTCTTTTAGATTGTCATGTGCGTTAGAGTTTTCGCTTAGTCTATATTCTGAAAAATTATATTTGGCATAGGTAATCCATGATGATAAAAAATGACCGCCGGAACCGCCCATATAATTAATAGGTATTACATCTTCAAATGTTTCCATCATCTTGAATTACTATCCATCCCAATTTCAACAAATCTTCTCTAATTTCGTCTGTAACAAAAGATTCGGAAACAAAATTATTTTTAGTGTATAGATAGTTTTCTTGCTGTTCTTTTGTCATATTACTGTATTCTTCGTCGGATAACTCTCCGCGAATTCCACTACAATACCAATCTATATAATCACCTTTTTCAACCATATTAGCAACGATACCACCGGCACTTCGCCAACTAGCACCCCATCGTTTATCAGTCAATATAGGCCATACATCATTCTTTACAAAATCATTATTACATATGGCAGCATATAAATTCTGTGCATATGCTTCACTGTTTTTTGCTTTGTCGCAAATCCATTTAGTAGAACGGAGATCATACTCCATATTGTTTATTTTCCACTCATCTGTTTCTTCAAGTTCGAGGCGTTGTTGCTCCCAAGACTTATAAAAGTCAATCATTTCTTGCGCTTCTTCTATTGTAGTTTCACCTTCATCAACACGCTTAAGTTGACATTCAATCTGAAAACTACCTCGTTCTGGACTTTTATTCATCATCTTTAACCTCTATCCAAGTATAATCACCCATCCATTTAACTCTACATATATACTGATAATTTGCAGGTGCACCAGTGCACCAGTCATTTGGTCCTAGATGACATAATATAGTTCTATTTTTATCTGTTTCAAATGCTAACCAATATGTATTTCCATGATAAGTCTGAAAATCATATTTGGCTGCATGAACCATATCAGTAATATCTAATCGTCTTTTTAAATCTTCAGCCTGTTGTTGTAATACCTTGACAAGGTCCATGATTCTATCATACTCTTGTTGGGCATGTAGTCTGGCTACATTGACCATTATGTCTTTTTGTTTTTCGACAGGTATTAACTCAAACTTTGGGCCACCCGCTTCAGTAGGATATTGACTTACATTTCTATTAAAAAAATGAATTAATGAGTTGCCAATATTAGAATCATAACTGTCTCTACCTTTAGCAGAATTATGTTCCTGAGTCATTTTTTTGTTTCTTTTCCCTAGAGTAGAATATATGATTACCGATTTTTGCGACTTGCTTATAGGGCCATGCGGGATCAACTGTTAAATTGTGAAAAAATAATGTAGATTTAGGAACTACATTAGCATATGCATCATTTGCTAAAACATCATAAGCAATTTTTTCTGCTTGTTTATATCTAGGGCTATTTTTATTTAAAATACCTTTATCCTCACATACCCAACTAAACTGACACAATTTAGTTTTTATTAACTCGCCGTCACTATCTACCTTTTTAACAGTAGTTGTTTGATATATTACTTGACATGGATTTTTACCAAACCCATGTTTGACTCTATTCATCACAACTCTAGCAACTGCGGCTTGCCCTAAAAGTGATTCACTGCCTGCTTCATAGTAAATGTTTTTGGCTAAACATGCAAGTTGTTTTGGATCAATGTGTACTAACTCTTTTACCTCAATGGGTTCTATTTTTTGAACCTCAGGTGTATATAAATTACTATGGGTTAATACCAAAAGTAAAAAAACAATAAGAGTAACAGTAATGGTTTTGTAATTTAATGTCATAATCCATCCCAGCAGTCACAATTACATAATATCACTTCCTCTATTGCCTCTGCAACACTATAGGAACTATTACTTAAAATATTTCTGTAATATTGTTGTTGCCCTGGAGGCGGAATATATCCGGGTCCATACGGCGGTCTATTAAGTGTACCTGGGTAAGGCGGAGTGTATGGGATTACTGGTGCCGGCGGTCTAGGGATATTAGGATCTCCACCTTGGCCAGGGGGTATCCATGGTGGACGAATATCTATAGTTCCATCAGCGCCAGGTTGTGGAGCAGTTGGGTCAAGTATAATTGGTGCAGTTGGATCGGGAACCACTAGAGTAGCAACAGGAGTATAATCTCCACCTGATATAGGCAGCGTGCCTATTGCCATTAATTCATTCATATCTTTGTCAGATAACGTATCAGGAATATTATTATCAAGTGTAACGCCCATTAATGCTAGTCGCTTCTGATTTCTACTTTCACGCATTAACCCTACGCCACTTCTTGCTCCTAAAGAACCCCAATTTGTAATAGCCTCAATTGTTTGTGCATACATATGTGGTTGTGTGTAGCCTGAATATGAAGGCATAAGGTCTATAAATGAATATTGTGTTTGCGGAAATCTAGCATAGTCCGGATCTTTTGCCTTCTCAGGCCATTGAGGCGGTAATGCCGGCAATCCAATTGTTCTTGCTCTTTGTTCAAAAAATAACGAGTTACCACATGAATTCCATGCGTTGTTAAGTATAGAACAATCGGCAGGCCTATTAACTAATATAACATCTTTAATTTCAATATTTGCTCTGTTTATATAATCTTGTACAGTAGCATTCATTAACGGCCAACCTGCAGTACCGGGTGGAGTATTCGAAGCAGTAGCAGGGGGATAAACAATAGCAGTCGGCGGGCATTCGATTGTAATAATCGGAGGTGTGACAGGAGGCTCTGGCGGCAACCCATATTGCATTACAGAAGTTGTGGCCCATTTGACTGGTACTCCTGCGTTTGTTAAATAAAGTGCAATGATTCTGCCAAAATTACCGGGTACTTCTCTGTCGTTTCTACTTATGTCGGCTTCGGCTGTGGCGCCTGACCCCGGTGAGTAAAAATCAATAATAGTACAAATTGGATCCGGGGCACCCTCTCTACCATATCCTCCGCCACCTAAGTGAGCATTAAATCCCCCTTTCAGTACTAACTGAACTCCTGTAATTTGATAATACCAATCATCTATTCTAGGTTGAAAATCTTTTACATTTGTTCCGGCGCCAGTAGCGTAATCAACGTATAAATTAGGATCATAATTAGGTTGTGCAGGGTCGGGTTGATAGGCAGGATTGGCTGGATTTTCTATGTAGGGTTGTATATTTACTGGATATTTAGATATTAATACTTCCCCGATCGCTCTTTCCCATGTTATAGCCAAATAATCTTCTCTATAAGTTCTTATTAGCCAGGGTGTTTGTACTGCTAATATTTTTGCTAAAACAGTTTCCCAGGGAGTAATATATGGCAAACCACTCATACAACCTAAAAAATTAGACATTGTATATGTCTGATAAGGACCGTCTCCTTTGCCTGTTATAAATAATCCCTGTCTTGATAACTGCAAATCTGCCGGCAATCCACTCACACTATTAACATTGAGGTTTTTCATACTCTCATTGTTAGATGCAATTTGAGCAAATTTTTGTACTGGTATATTTTGAATATTTTTAATTTGCCTCATGCTGACACTAAATGCACCAGCCGCGCGGGCTAGATTAGGAGGTAAAATACCTTCTAAATATTCACCAAAAGCCCTATTTTGTAGTTGAGCATTAATAGTTGCCATAATTAGTATCCTTGATAACCTTTACTATCAAAAATCGTTGGGTCAGGCTTTCCTTCGATTTCTGATGAGCCTGAGCCATCATAACCCTGATAATTTGGTACAGGATTAGAATTGGGGGTAGTTGCTGGAGGATTAGTTGACGGAATAGTTACAGGTTGAACTTGTGTCGTAGTCGGTACACCTGTATTATTTTGTGTGGTTGGATTAGTTGTAACACCTGTTTTTGCTTGTTGCAAATCTACACCAAATTTAACGGCTGCAGCCAATAATGATTCTCTCGTATCACCTGGCATCCATTCCTGTTGTCCGGAAAGTTTTCTACCAACTTCTGCTTGAATAAATGGTAAGGTTCTTTCAAAGTCTGCTTTGTCTTGTAATTGATAATTATCTAATGGAAGTGTACTCTTACCCTGAGAATCTAACCAACCTTTTTCTAATGCTTTTTGACTAGCCCACTGATCCACACTAAGCGGCGGCTGCACTGATCCCGGAGCAAGATCGATTCTTACTCCTCCTTCATTTGTGTATGAAGTTGGGATTACATCTCCTGTAATATTATATGCTTTTGCATATTCTCTTAATAGTTCTTGTTTTGCATCACGTGGTAATGCAAAGTAACCGGTCGTGTCTGGATTATAAGACCCTGTTTTAAAATATTCTAATGCAAAATATTCTCTATCATGCACTTGATTTTTAAAGTTTCCAAATTGGTTGTTAGCATTGTAATCCCAGTTTGGATCTTTATATGTTGGTGTTTGTGTACCATCACCTGGGCCCACTACTACCTTTCCGGCACCACCCCCCGGTCCTGCAACAAAATCTGAAGCCGGTTGCTGTGCTATGCTATTTGAAGTAACCGATGTTGTGGGGTAAGTTGTTGCTGCCGACGCAGTACTTGCAGTATAAGGATTAAATGTTTGTACATAAGGTTTATATGCAGGTGCGTTAGGCACAAACCCGCCGTAACCTCCTTGTGCTGGTGGGGTCGCTGGAACACTTCCAGCGCCATACAGTGGATAATAAATTTTGCTAGGAGGCGCGGGTTCAATGGGTGCATATCCTCCACTTTGTGAAACTAATGTAGTTGGCACACTATTGCTATTTGGTGTTACTGGAACTAAATCTATAGTTACATTTGTTAGTGCAACGTTATTAAACGGAATAAGCGTTGATGTTGCAAACTGCGTAGATGTATAAGGTGGACTATTAGGTGGACTTACAAATGCTGAGGTGCTGCCCAATGCTCGTATGTACAATGCTCTGGTTGCTTGGTTGAATACTGGTCCCGAAATTAAATCACTGTATTTTATTTTAAACTCTGAGGATCCGTCGGCTACGATAACAACTTCTTCGCCTTGACTTAATCTTGTCCATATGGTTGGATTAGTCCATGAAACCCCGGCTCCTGTCAAGCCTGTTGTATTGTTAACAAAAGTTTGATACTCTGCCGGTGTTAGTGGGGTGGTTCTAGAAGGTGGGCTATCTAATTTAATAACACACGCAAATCTACCCCATGGAGTGATGTTAGTGTTTAATGCAAATGTTGTCGTATTTTTTGGTATTACGAACGCATTTTTTGTAAAGGTAAATGTCTGACTCAGTGGAGGTATGCCTAAATTTAAATTAGCATATAAAGACCAGTCGGCAACAATAGTAGGGCTAACGTTAGCAGCAGGAGTGCTAGAACTTGTGGTTGTTGATCCGGGCACTGTCGCATTTGAAACAAAAACATCTCCACCGTCGTAAGTGTACAACGAACAAAGGAAGGGATAATTTGCAGATACTGCTGATTTTTTAGTTGCTGAGAATGTTAGTAAATACCACCCATTACCTTTAGATTCAACCGTAATAGTTGGATTTACATCATAATATATAGCATTGCCGTTAATATCAGTACTGGCACCTTTTTGCAATACGGCACCGGTCGATAAATCAACGTGGGCAGTTACTGTTTGACCATTAAAAATATTATTCGGAGAATTACTAAAACCTATGATTACTTTAGATGCAAATCCTGCTTTAGCAAGAACAGACCATGTTTCAGGAGTATTAATAGCAGATGAAGTTCGTTGATAATACATACCGCGATAAGCAAAATTATTATTGCTTCCGGTAAAATGTAATCTCCATGCGGGATTTCCTGAAGGATCTGTAACACCTGTACCAGTGGGTTGAATTGTTAATGTTGCAGTTTGTGTTTGGAACGAAGGTAAGATCGATGGTGCTGTTGATGTTTGTCCACCTTCTGGAGTAGGCGTAAATCTAGGTGGAGTTAATCCTACAGAATTATATATAGGAACAGTCATACTCTGATAACTATTAGGAAATATTTTTTCAATATTCAATAGATCAGCAAGAGATTCTAGATTTTGAGTTACACAACCGAGTGATATTAAAGTTTCTCTTAATGCAGGGCCTACAATAATTTGAAATGCATTATAAATTTTTACTTCTTGTGCTTTTGTGGGGGTAACTACTCTACTTAACAAATCACTTAGTTCAGTAGTTTCCATTCCTGAACCTATTAATGCTAGTGTTATTGATTTATTAATTGCATTATTTTTTTCTAAAGTAAAAAGCAAATTAGAAGGTAAACCAAACGAATCCATATAGGTAAAATCTATAGCATTACCTAAGTTCACTATATCTTGCCCAAATGTTTGAGTTGCAAGATTAACACCTGCAATGTCAGCAGAAGTCAAATCATCTTGATTACTATATGTACCTTTTAAGAAGTACCTAGCATTTGAAAAACTTAAAATTATTTCGTTACTTTGTTGTATAAATCCATACGCTTCATTAAATGAGCCTAAGAAGTCTTTATATTCAGGCAGACCTTGATTAAAATTAAAATCATTGTACGCTTGTAGCGCCCATAAACGACAAAAGGCCCATTGAGTTACTGGATTAGGATGTTTGTAAAGTGATCCTCCCCAATAAGGAGCACCTTCCCAAACATATGGTAAAGGTATAGAATTGCCTAAGGCTGGCACAGAAATATTATAATACATTGATCCAGTTGATGTAGCGTCGCCTGGATCAATAGAACTGTTGAACCAAACTACACCCGGAGCACTTTGTGTGACAGCATATGATCCGTTGTAGTCGGGAGGGTTTACATTTTCAAATCGTAAAATTGTGCCGATTGGAAATGTTCTATTCAGTGGAAAAGTTACTTTGAAAATACCTCTTTCTGACGTAATAGATGTAGGGGCAATACTTGAAGATTGTGCCCCTATATAAATTAAATTGTTATATACGGCAGGATTGGGTTTTCCATCCGGGTTACCTAACCATGCTTCATGTACGCCATGTGTTTGTAACCTTAAACATGTATCTTCACAAATTTGGCCAAATGTATAATTTTCGTAGTTAGTACTTGAACCTGCTAAACGCGGAACACCGGAATTAATTTGAATTCCGTAGTTTTGCAGTAATGATGATAAATCATTAGCACCTAATGGGCTTTGATGTCCTGTATCTGCCATGATATTTTACGGTACAAAAATATCAGGGCTCCCTTGATTGATTGAATGACCACAATCGTTCCCTGATCCTACTCTTAATACCGGAACTCCCTCACAAAAAACAGTAGGGCTACCATCAGTAGTTTTTGCAGTTTTGTGCTTACCTTTAAAAGGCGAGTGTGGAGTAATAGGACTTACATGTAAGCCTACTTTAATATTGTTGGCAAAAACAGTATTTGCGCCTCTAATAATCTGTCCACCAACTTGATTAGTATCTCCAACCCTGCTTATTTGTGGCATTTTACCCTAAAACTAGTTTCTTTTCCGGCACTTTTATGCCTGTCGTTGCTTCCAAATATTTCATTTTAACATTATCGTCTGTCGGTGCAAACACTGCAACGCTACTAGTATTTAGTCTAACTTCACTACGTGGATCTGCGGTAAACATGCTAGGAACTAACCCTACTCCCTGTGGACTAGGAGCCACACTAACTGGTTCTTCGATCATTAAATATGTGTCTGTTATTTGTTTGATTTTTGCTATTAATTCTTCACCGCTATTCAATTTGAATGTATAGACTTCGTTTTCTTTCATTTTTTATCCTAAAAGTTTTTGTCTCAATTCTGTAAATCCACCAACATATTCTTCGCCTAAAAATATTTGAGGTACAGTTCTAGCAGTAGGTACTGCTTCTAATAAATCTTCTTTAGTGTATCCGTCTCCGATTTTCTTTTCTTCAAACTGAATACCTTTTTGAGTTAATAGTGCCTTAGCCTGATCACAGTAGGGACAGTTATATTTACTCCATACAATCGCTTTCATTTAGTTTCTCCGTTTACAAATTTGGTAATTCTTCATAATCAACTTTATCACTCATTACACCGATAACGTAATTAGTGCTTTCATTTTCTTGTAATGCTGTTTGTTTTTTATGTGTATCCTGATGTTTATTAAACCAGGGTATAGGTGTGACTTTTGGTGCAGGATATGAATATTTAATCCCGATTTCCTTAAGTGCATTGACAGCGGTATAATCTACAAAGTCTTTTAGAATATTAGCGTTTAACCCAATAACAGGACCTTTCTTAAACAAATAGTCAGCCCATTCTTTTTCCTCACGAATTACATCCAGATAAATTTGATACACTTCTTGTTCACATTCTTGTTTTGCTTTTGCAAAGCGAGGATCTTCCTTAACTACTTGATTGATTAAGAATGCAGTCCAGCCCTTATGCAATAATTCGTCTTGTAGAATCAAACTGATAATGTTACCATTACCGATAAAGATTTTGTTCTCAACCATTGCTAGACTTGTAGCAAACGATACCATAAAGCGAAACGCTTCTAATGCATAACTTGCATGAAGTGCTAGATAGATTGCTTTAATGTGCTTTTCTTCATCAATCTTTTCACCAGTCTCTACTACGCAATTGATTAGATGTAGTTTGTCATAATAAAGACCTACGCTACTGGCCATGTCAACAATCTCTTGTGTATCATGGATAGTGTTGAACACCTCTTTTGGTACATTATAGATGTTACGAATGATATGACTATAACTACGGCTATGGATGTTTGTTTCAAAGAATGTCCAGTTATATACTAATGCTTCTAGTTCAGGTAGGCTAATAACTGGAGTAAAGATTTGACTCGGGCCACGTCCTTGCAAACTGTCTAATGCAGTTTGGCGTAATAGGTTACTCGTAAAGATATGTTTAACCGCGTCACTGCTATCTTTAAAATCTTGTGCATCTTTAGTTAATGAGATTTCTTCAGGGACCCAAAAGAAACCACGGGCTGTCTTTTCAAAGTCTGCAATCTTATTGTATTTGACTTCCTCAAATCTTTGGATAGTTACAGGACCTGCAGGGTCTAAAAACATTTTACGATTTGTATAGTCTGTCTTTGTGTGTAGGTTGTATTGTTGCTTACTCATTCCATCTCCATAAAATTTGATAACCTTCATATATTGGTTGTTTTCCAATTGCGTTCATAAATTCTTTTATTAAATATCCTTTTCCATAATTGCTCCAATTATCGTCTACAGCAATTAATGTATTTCCAAGACTTGGAAGTATAGCACAAAATTCTTTTAAATGATGTTGCATACTGGGTGAATGATTGTCAAAATCAAAATCAAAACTATCCAAATATAATAAATCTATTTTTTTATTATTTTTGTTAAAGTTCCATAACCAAGAAATACTATCAGAACAATTCAAATTTGTTCTATCACTAACTAATCTCTTTGCACAAGATACATTATTAGGATCAATATCCACTGAATAAAATTCACCGCCATATATATTAATATATCTGTCAAAAATTAATGTACTTTGCCCGTCTCCGTGCCAATTACCTGGCATTCTTGCACATCCAGTTTCTACTATCACTGGATTTGTGATGGACATTAAGTGCTGAATCATTAATTCAAATGATTCTTTTCTATGTCCTACGCCTGTATTGTCTATGAGATTTTGTAAAGATTCTGCAATCATAGTTTGCAGGCCTCACAATCCTCCTCATCTATCAAACTGGTTGTATCTATAATCGGAACGCTAACCTCATCTTGTACTTTTGACCCATGTTTGTTGATTAAACTATAGTAGAAAGTTTTAATTCCCCACAGTTGCGCCTGCATTAAGTTTTTAGCAATTAATGTAGTAGGTACTTTTCTTTCAGGGAAATGTGCAGGATTATAAAATGTATTAGTTGAGATACTTTGATCTACATATGCTTGTAATACAGCACTGGTCTTTAAGTAACCTATACAATCATTTTGATCCCACATTAATTCATATTTGTTTTTCAATTTGTGATATTCTGGTACGACTTGTGTAAAACTTCCTGCTTTACTTTCTTTTGTAGATATTAATGACATTGGCATTTCAATACCATTTGTACTGTTGATAACTACACTACTTGATTCTACAGGAGCGATAGCCATTAGTGTAGCATTGCGGACACCATACTGTTGCATATCTTTACGCAATGATTCCCAATTTAATTCAGGAGTAAAATCTGCTAATTCGTTAACACCTTTGGCTCTACGCTCCCAGGGAAACACTCCTCGTCCATACCATGTTAAATCAGAATCTTTGCATTTGCCTCTTTCTTGGGCTAACTCAATAGTTGCTTCTGTCAAATAATATGCTTGATGTTCCATCCATGTTTTAACTTCTTGCAATGAGTCTTTTTCACCATACTTAAATCCCCTCTTTGCGTGCCAAAATGCAAGATTAGTTACACCAATGCCTAATGGTTGTATTTCGTCATTACTAAGTTTACTTTGAATACTCAAGAAATCTTGGTAATCAAGTATATTGCACAGGCTTCGCTGAAGAATACGGCAAGCACGGCGCATATCTTCTGGATTGCGGAAGGCTCCCCAGTTGATTGATCCGAGGGTGCAAAGAGCGATACGACCAGACTCATCATCCAAACGCTTAAAGGGTTTAGTAGGAAGAAGAATTTCACAGCATAAGTTTGACTGATAGATTGTGTGGTATTCAGGATCGAACGGGCCTTGATTCATTACATTGTCAATGAATACAAGATAAATTCTACCTGTATCAGTTCTCTCCTTTAGTATTCCACTTTTAAAAACTTCTTCGGCTGACATAGACTTCTTACGTAAGCCTTTTTGTTTTTCATACTTTACATAAAGTTCTTCAAACTTTTCAGTATTTGAATAGAACGCTTCGTACAAGTCAGGTACTTCATTGGGGTCAAAGAATGTTATGTCTTGTTTGTTTTTGAATCTTCTCCAGAAGAAACTACTAAGCACAACCCCATAATCCATATGACGGACTCGGGTTTCGTCGGTTCCTTGATTGTTCTTAAGTACAATAAGATCATCAAACTGATGATGCCAAATGGGATAAAATACTGTAGCACTTGCATTACGAATGCCTCCTTGACTGCAACTACGCAAATCACCGAACCACTTCTTAAGGAAAGGAATCATGCCGGTGTGCATAATCTCACCGCCTCTAATCGGACTCCCTAGAGGTCTTAATCTGCCTATTTCTAAACCAATGCCAGCACGTTTACTGGCATATTTTGCCATCATTTCACCACTAGCAAAAATACTATCGAGATCATCGTCACTACGTATAAGAACGCATGAACTAAATTGTTTGGTTGGGGTACCAAGGCCAGCAAGAACAGGAGTAGCGAGAGTGAATAAACCATCCGACGCAGCATTGTAGTATTCCTTTATATAACGCATTCTTGCACTATTTGGTTCCTCTTTATGAAATACAGTTGCGGCGGCAACCATGTACCTCACCTGAGGGGTCTCATAGATTTCTTTTGTACTACGATTACGCACAAGATATTTTTCAATTAGTTGTTCAATGGCGGCATAACTGTATTGCTCGTCCTTAGAATGGTCAATGATTGAATCCATCTTGTCCCAATCATCTTCACTGTACCATTCTAACAGTTCAGGGGTGTATAGCCCAATTTTAACATTTCGTTGAACAATTTCATATAGTCTGGGAGGCTCATATCCACCATAAACATCTTTACGTAGCATACTTAATCTTTGTTTGCCAGCGACATGTTGATAATTGACATGACCAATTTCAGGATTTGCTTCTACATCAATCAAATCCACAATTGCTCTTAAAGTAATTTCATCTATTTCTGTGGTTGTTATACCGTCATAGAAATGTGGGTTACTTCGAATTTCAATCATTGATGGGCTTACATCAGCGATCCCTCTACATACTTTAGCAACTTGTGCTTGCCATTTTTCTAGTGTGAGAGGCTCTTTATGGCCACTTCTCTTTGTGACATGTATAATCATAGCGTACCTATTTTAGTTTTTATTTTGTTTAAATCAATTGAATTGATTATTTTGAAATCTTTTAGTTTATTACTTATGACCGTATTAGGCCAGTAATTCAGTATATATTTTGCGTTATCGACCAGGACTAGTACCGCATCTTCGTTATTATCGTCTTTTGCGTCAACTATGTCAATATCATTGATGCCCAATAATAATAGAGTATATATCATTCCCAGAGCCCTGGCATATACACAATAGTTATTTTCGGAAATTAATTCCCAGGGCCCTGGCCATTCGTCAACATAATCGGTATGTAGGTAATGGTTGACTAATGGACATTTTTGCCACCAATCATCTACCATTATACATTGTTGTTCTAGGTTCAAATTACCAATTTTTTGTCGTAGGTCATACCAAGATTGCAATCTTGATTCATAATTACCTTGAAATATATTCATAGACAATTACTTATCATCCATCGTGTTCCCCATACAGTTTACCATTACTATATGCTCTTACTGCACGTATGTAATCAGTTGACGTTAAGTTATTATGTGTTAATACATTATCTACACAATTCCAAAAATCTACAATCACTTCTGGCTCGCATGTACATGATGATGTCGCTCTATATGGTACATACCCAAATGGCGCACAATCAAAATCACTATTTGTAGTTACTGTACTATTCACTAATCCTTGTGTAGTCATAATATAAAAATCGTATTGCATCATTTCACCATAATCATATATTGATTCGTGCCACCATATGTTAATCCGTTAGATACATAGGTACCGTTTTGAAAGTTACCACTGCCATCTGTTGTTGATCCACCACACCACGGTCCGGCATAATAGAAATTTGCACCACAATATGTAGTTACCATGCTAGTTGCAACTCCACCATAACCTGAAAATCCACAACAATCACGCATATAGTATATGTTGTTCGTTGTACCGGTTGTAGGGTACCCAATCGCACTTTGCATACCCGGGAAATCAGCATTTCCGTAAACACTAGTGTTTGATTTTAAAACTGCGGTACTTCCACCTTGTTGAGTGTCGCTAGTAGTGAAGGTAGTATAATTCAAATCAAATCTTTTATAGATGAATGGACCCCAGGCATTATTGTTTATATTTGCTCTATTTCCAAATATAAATGAAGTGAACGTGGCATTTCCATTAAAATATGTCCACCAACCTAATTGGTATGCTTGGCTGAAATCTTTTACGTTTCCTATTGCGCCGCCTGTCCAACCCCAGTTAGATCCATTATAATTAACCACAGACGGGTGTGAACGTGCAACCATCATCCATCCCCCACCATCAGTTGTCATGTCGCACCATACAGGAACGCCGGCACTATTCGGGCCCTGTGGGTACAGCATATAGTAATTGTCTTGTCCTGCTAGGTTAGGAAAGGCAGCAAGCAACTCACTTGCTGTTTTATAATTACGATAGTTAGGACCAGAGAATACACTCATATTCCGTACAAACTCCTCTGAGCATTAAAGTTTTGTGCTATTTCTGCCGCTGATAATACTCTATTATAGGCTTTTGATGAATATATTTTTCCATTAAATCCATAACTACTAGAGTGATATTCTAATCCTATTCTACCTTGACTACTTCCTGCACTTGACATATTACCAGTAGTTGTTGTTGCTGAATTAATTAACACACCATTCAGATATAAACTAATTAGTCCTGTACTTGATGAACGAGTTGCCGCTATATATGCGTTGCCGGCATTTTGTAAAGATGTAGAACTACCAAGCAAATAGTCTGTTGTACCAAACCCTGCCCATACAGCCATATTTCCATGATATGACGCTAATAATTTCAAACCACATCTATAGTTTAAATCTGTACAGATTGAGGTTTGATGTGGACCATTTGCTGTTCCCAAATTAACAACTGATTCTAAAGTAACATCTCCAACCAAACTATCTAAATTAGATACTGTACAGTAATTGACTGCTCCGGCAAATGTAAAAGTGTTATCACTATTATAAGTTAAACTATTTGCAGTAACAGTATTAGTTGCTGTTAAATCTAATAAGGCTTGTGTATTTGATCTTGTTCCGTTCACAAATGGAGTTGCGAAAGACTGCTGTTCAATTTGAAAATTAGCCATATAGACGTTACCAGTCGGTGTAGTATCGCCGGATCCATCTGTAATAGTTCCTCTTACATAAAACGGAGAACTTGCGGGGGCTATAGTTAACGTTTTTGAACCGTATCTCCATCCATTTGTGTTATTTGTGCTAACAAATGTATCGGATGCAACAGATGATACTACACTTGCATAACCGCTAGTCCATACATCATTATACCAAATCATAGTTTGAGTGGTAGCGACATAATACCATCCTGAAATAGTGTAAGTATTGCCTGCTGTTATTGCAAAGTCACCTGCATAACCCCAGTAATTATTACCATTTGTTAATCTCCAAACAGGACCTTTTAATGCAAATGGTAAATTGTTTTTATCAGGGTAATCTTGTGTTGAAACATTAGACCACCTTTCTCCACCAAATCCTAAATTTACTCCAGTAGTTGTGTTCGTTGTTGGTTTTCCTAGCCATGAACGGCCGGTATTGTTCATGTCATAGTCGAACACTAATCCATTTGTAACTTGATTCGATCCAGTAACTACACTCATCAATCAACTCCCCATTTATTTAACGGGCAAATCTTAAACTTATATGTAGTTACATATTCAATGGGACAAGCACACATATCACATGTAGGTACCGAATTGTTTAGCATATTTTTCTCACAACTATTACACAAATCAATTCTAATTTGTTTTTCTCCCTCAGTTGTTAATATTCCAAAATTTTCAACATCCTTAATCATAGTCCATATACTCCTCTCAATCCATTAAAATTTTGAAGTACTTCATCTGCTGATAATTGTCTATTGTATATTTGAACTCTCGGCATAATTCCATTGTAATAATCATCTGCATTACTATGACCTAATCCTATTCTGCCATTAGCAGCGGGATTAGTATTTGGAATATTTCCAATTGATCGTGATGTAAATAATGAACCATTTTTGTATATGGCTGAAGTACCGTTTATCTTCCAAGTAAAACACATGTTGACCCAAGTGTTTAAGGGTATGTTTGTACTAACTGATGAGAAAGACAAATCATTACTGCAACAATCTGATCCGTTACCTAATCTAAAGTAGAAAGTGTCGCTATAAGGACCTATCCACAACCAGTCTGCGGCATTAGGTACTGCATCTTCTCTATTGACAAAGTAGCCATTACCACCATTGTAACGTGTAGGATACAACCAGAAATTCATGGTGCCTTCTGTTTTATTTAATGCAGTAGATAATGGAATTGAAACGTATCCCGGGCTACTATATGTGAAACTAAATGTGTTATCTGAGTTGTATGTCAAATTTCCAGTAGTTGCTATGCTTCTAGAGGTAGCGTCTAATAATGCTTGAGTAGTGCTTCTTGATGGATAACAAAAAGGTGTTGCAAAACTTTGTTGTTCACATTGAACATCAGCCAACATAAAACTATGTGTGTATGCAGTATAATCATCGCCATCTTGCATAAACCAAAGTATTCTATTACAGTTAGCAGGCGTTGTTAATGTGATTTTTGCTGTTTGCCAACCATCAATATCAGTAATACCTAATTGAGCAGTTGTAGCGAAACTCATTACAGACAAAAACGTACTGCCATTATATGCTTGAATTTGAAATCTTAATGTCGGTGCGCCAGATAGTTTTTGATATTTTACAGAAAAACTATATGTTGTGCTTGCCGATATGCCTGAATTAATATAAATGTTTTGTCGTGTGTTTGAATTAGTATCTGAAATAGTGCAAGCAAAAGGGCTAATAATAGTTCTTGTTCCAATATTTCCTTGACCCGATCCGTCAATAGTCCAACTTGACCAATTAGGATCAACTAAATTTGTTGTGGGTGCACCCTTCCATGAGCGGCCGGTATTTTTCATGTCATAATCAAAGATTAATCCATTTGTAACTATTAATGGTCCACTTGATACACTCATATGCCATACCTCCCTCGCAATGCATTGAAGTTTTGTGCTACTTCATTTGCTGTTAATGCACGGTTGTATGTACTAAGTGCATAAATTGACCCATCAAAATATCTAGTGCTATAATGATGGCCTATTCTAACCATCGTAGGAGTGAATGTACCTGGTACAATACTAGAAGATAAGGTAGCGTCTAAAACACCATTTAAATAAATCCTCACAGTTGACCCGTCATATGTACCAGTCACATGATAAATCGTATTGTATGCTAATACTGATGATATACAACCATCTTGAGTCGATGATGAAGTATTAGAAACAGTAAATCGTATTTGATTTGCTCCATACATTGACATCCAAGTTCTTAAATTATTCCAATCAGGACCAGTTTCACATGTAAAAATAGTATTGTAATTTGTTTGTGCCGAAGATATCTTAATTACTGCACTTACTGTTCCGGCTGACGCTCCTACTATTTGTGTATTAGGTAATGATATGTAATCACTAGATCCGTTAAAACTTAAATAATTACTAGTGTTACCCTTAAAAGGTACACCAAAATTCATATGTGCAACTTGAGCCGGATCAACAGAGTAGTTTTGATAGGCCCATGCTCCATTGCCGGGCCCTATTCCCGGTAATCCTACCAATACATATTCAGGTGCATCGATATAATCGTTATCTAATGCAGTACCAGCTGGTAATCCTAAATCTAATAGTATAGCTCTAACGGTACTATTTCTATAACTATCCCTATGGCTTCCTGCCACTATGTATGTACAGTTTGGAAATGTTTTTTTAATAGTATTGTAATTTTCTACAAATTTTGCAAGTTCTCCCGTATAGCCTCCCGGAGCATCCGAACCAGCATAGGTGTCATAGCAATGCCCACTCAGTCTATATCCGGTAAAATAACTGTCTACAATCCAAGACGCAGTATCATTATTCCAAACCCATAAATGTAATGATCTACTAGCATCGTATGTTTTAGTTCCACTAGTTACATTAAACCCCGGTGTAACACCTTGTCGTGATGCGGCCGCACCTCCATATGAACTTTCTGGATAGTCAATGGAAAATGCAGTAAAATAAGTTAAATTACCTAGTCGCAACGTACTTGAAGAAGATGTAACGTCAGCCGGGTTAATTAAGTTTTTAATAAGTTGGGTAGCATTGTTGTAACCAACACATCCTGATGCATTAATGCATTTGGGATTGGCAACGTCCATTGAGAATGTTAGTCCACTAGTTGCAATGTTTGGACCGCTAGATATACTCATATGCTATACCTCCCGCGACATGCGTTAAAGTTTTGACTTACATTCGCTGCCGTAAAATAAGTGTTATATATTTTTGCTACTGAAATATTTCCTAACAGATTATAATAAACATCATTTGGATTATTGCCAATAGAAATAGCCATACCACTCCAAATAGTTGCCCCAGACCACGAGCCACCACCACCGCCTGATGCTCGCACAACATTGTCAATATAGATATAAGCGTCAGTGCTATTTCTAGTGCAGACTATATGATGCCATTGATTGTCAAAACAGTTGACACCTGTTGTTTGCAAACTCACGATATAACTAGCAGTAGGCCAGGCGTCAGTATTATACAATGAATATTGTATTGATCCATCGCCATGTATATATGATACTTGACCGTAATCAGGACAGATTAATCCGCCTACATATTTTCCTGCGCCAAGTCCAGGACTTTTTACCCAAATTTCATATGTTTGATTAGGCATAGCACCTATAGTATTGACTGATGGAGCATATATAATATCGTCAACCCCATCCATAACCATTGAGCCTAAATTACTACTACTATATCCTACTCCATTTGTCAAACTTGCATTGAATCCATTACCACTTATATCTGTCCATGTTGCTCCACTACCGGTATAACTGCGTGGGTTACCGGCATCATAACAAAATCTCAATCCATTTGTTACAATTGATGGATTATAGCCGATGCTCATATTCCATATCTCCCACGTATTGCGTTAAAGTTTTGTAAAATTTCACTTGGTGATAGTGTTCTGTTGTAAAGTTTTACTGGACCTATTCTTCCTTTAAAAGGATACCAAGTAAATGACGCTTCGCCGTCACCTATTCCAAAAGGATAACTAGGTGCATTTTGTAAACCAGTTAGTGTACTTTGCGTGTCTAACACCCCGTTAACATAAATGCTTGCTATTGTATTTGATCCACTTTGCTGAGTAGTGAAGCAAGTATAATACCAAGTGTTTAATGATAATGTACTAGTTGCAAAAATCGTTTGCTGGCCGGATCCTATCGTGTTAGAAAAAATTAAACTATTACCGTTGTAAAATCCAAAGTACGGTAAATATGAACCCATAAACATATTGTAGGTAGAAATATTTTGAGTACAATAAACCCATGCCTCCCATGTAGCACTCAAATTATTTGGACTAAAACTAGTTACTACTCTATCGTCTACCCCGTCATAAGTAAAATAACCATTAATACCGCTAGTATATACAGGACCATTTGTTAATATCCCGGTATATCCACTATTACTAATATCAAATAAAGTTGTTCCTGTACCAGGATAACTTCTTAAATTAACTGGATCAGAACAATACACTAGGCCATTCGTGATAATTGATGGTGAATGTTGTAATGCCATGTTTATACTCCAAATCTATAACGCATTGCATTATAATTCTGTGTAATCTGTGCTAATGTAAGTTTACCACTATACAAATAAGCAGTTGCAAGATAACCAAAAGGCTGACTACCTCCTGCGGCACCTACCCACTTATGATAATTTCCACCTGCACTTTGAGCAACACTACTACCTACTTGACTACCATTGATATAAAATGTACTACCATTTGTTGTATCACCTACAACAGTCCATTGTGCCCATATACTGTTCCATGGTGTTGTGTCATATCCTGAACTATTAAAGGCTGTACCGTTATTGTCATACATACCCAATGTTGTGCCACCTGATTGTATTAATAATGGATGATCATCGGCTGTCGTTCGCCATAATGTACGCCACTCTGCATTGTTTGATAATAATCTTGCCCATGCAATATATGTATAGCCTGCAGTAGGTAATTGTGGACCAGTTGTATCACATTCAATGTAATAACCACTAGTATTACAATTGAAACAAGGTATCCCATTTAGTGTTGTATATGACGCACCACCTAACATGCTATGTGTAAACCCACTAATCATATCATATATTTTTGTGCCCGTGCCGGGATAACTTCTAGTATTACTAGCATCAAGTGCTAATAGAAGTCCTGTTGTATATGATGATGGATTATAATTTACGCTCATATTCCATATCTTCCTCGATATGCGTTAAAGTTTTGTAATACTTCTGCGGCTGACAATACTCTATTGTAAATTAATAAAACGCCTATCTGTCCTGCTCCAAATTCTGCTGATCCCTGAGATGAACCTATAGCGAACCCATTCGGGCCTGCTGATGCATTTGCATTTGGTCCTGCGGTTACTGATCCGTTAACATAGAGAGCCGCCGAATCACTTGATGAGTCCCAAGTTGCTGCATATATTCTCCAATTTGTGTCTCCTGGGCCGGCGCCTGCGCTACTGACCCAACCCTCAGCATAGTAATTCTCTGTAGTGCCTGACCAATGGCCCATCAACCAGTTATTATTTTTTGCAGAAATTAGTCTATTGTTTGCTCCGCCTGTGTATCTTGATGCTCCAAATATAGTATAGGTTGAAGTTGCTAAATTAATAGGTATATCAATATAATCATTTACACCGTCTGTAACAAACACTCCACCATTACTTGAAGAATATGTTGCACCATTGACAAGTGTACCTGTGTATCCATTGCCTGAAGCATCACGAATAGTGGTTCCACTTCCAGGATAAGTTCTAGTATTAGCAGGATCAAAACATGCAAGTAATCCATTAGTAACGATTGATGGTGAGTGTTGTAGTGCCATGATTAAATTCCATATCTCCCGCGCATTGCATCAAAGTTTTGTAAAACTTGTGTAGAAGTTAGTGCTATATTATATACTCTTGTAACACCTATTCTGCCATTTAAAAAATACGATGAGCCCGGACCATATGCTCCTATATACTGTCCTGTTTGCCCTGTAGGAATAGTACCAGTAAGTCCGCTAGCACTTGCTGCGACTACTGTATTTACATAGGTGTATTTTACTCCACTAGCATAGGTAGAAACTATATGATTCCATGCATTTGCTGTACAACGTGTTGATGATGTAAATGTTAAATCCGTATTGTTTAGACCCATTGTTCTAAAATAGAATGTGCCGTCACCGTTAAAAAAATGACTATACTGTGTATTAACTGCACCTTTTTCAAACAGAAATCCATTTTGTGCTAAAGTAGTAGGATATACCCAAGATTCTAGTGTTAAGGCTTGTGTATCAAATACATTTGAAGTATTGGATACCCAATAATCATTAACACCATCAAATGTGAAATAACTTGATGCGCCGTTACTAGTAAATGTCGGTCCATTAGTTAGTGTGCCATTGTTACCGGTAATACTTACATCTGCCCAAGTTGTGCCACTCCCAGGATAACTGCGTGGATTTCCTGCATCCACACACAGTATTAATCCACTAGTAACAATTGAGGGAGAATGTTGTAATGCCATTTTATACTTCCATTGGTATTGGTTCAGACCACTCGGGAGTTGCCATTACGTCCAAGATTTCATCGTGTGACATATAAGGACCTTTAGTAGTCAATGTTTGTACACACGGTGGAATACCAGCCACTGTTACCCACTTGACTAATGTTTTAAGTTTGTCAACACTAAGTCTGCATGTTTCTGCTGATGTTTGTTCAACTTGATCAAAATTAATTTTATTTAATTCTGATACATCAAAAATTACATATGTTAGTCCGTTATTTGCTGTAACCATATTCATTCTCCTATATTGTATTTAGATTCCGTATCTTCCACGAAGTGCATTAAAGTTAGTAAGAACTTCACTTGCTGTCAATGCTCTATTGTATAAACTATAATAAGGTATAGCCCCCACAAAAGCATAAACACCGCTAGAGTAACCACCTATACTTACTGGGTTCGTTGTGTTTTGACCAGAGACCACATTAGTATCACTAAAAATTTCTGTACCATTATAATACATCTTTCTAGTAGTACCGTCGTGAGTCGCAGTCACATTCTGCCAAATATTAAAAGTAGAAGTATAAGTATAGGCTGATGCAACTCCGTCGTTGCCGCCTGTACCTTGCGTTCTAAAAACTAGAGGAGAACAATAATAAACTTCCCAAGATCCGTCCCATTTAGTCATCGCTGTACAAACCGAAGTAGTAATTTTTAACCACATTGAAACAGACATTCCGTTTTGGCATAAACAATCTTGTAGTGTTGTGCTGTTGGCAATATTAACAACGTTATTAACAGTACCATCAGACGCTCCTAAATGTCTATCAAACATCATCCATTTAGTTGTACTGTCATATCCGCTAGTACTGCCGGCACTAGGACCTGTAAAGTTTGTCATAGTACCATGATTATTATTGCCACTTACATCATACCAAGTATTGCCTGTGCCGGGATAACTTCTAGGATTCATTGAATCCAGTAGAACAGTAAGACCAGACGTTACGATTGAGGAGTTATAATTTACGCTCATACACCATATCTCCCTCGTAACGCATTAAAATTCTGAGTTGACTCTGCCGCTGTTATCGCTCTATTATAAATCATAATGACAGCCACGCTACCTGCCATCTGCCATGATGAGGGATATAACCACCATTCATAATAAGTCCACGGCACCGTTACAAAATCTACATTCTTTGCTTCCCACATGTGGTAAGCACCATTTCTATAATTTATGGGCGTTGTAGGATTAGTTGTTAGATTTAAATCTACATAGTTTGTAGGTGATCCGCAGTTTGAATTGTAATATGGATTACCATAACTTGCACTTAAATAATAATTATTATTTTGATTTCCACGTACCCATAATTCTTGGGTATCAGAAGTTGAATACCATATGACAACACTACAAGTAGTAGTGACACCTGTAATAGATGATGCTCTAGTGAATCCTTGAGTAGACCCGTCTAGTGTGAACTTTCCTGATGCCCATGATGGACTGTTTGTAAGAGTATGATGATTGTCGTACCCGCTTACATCATTCCAAGTACTACCGGTGCCAGAATAAGAACGGGGATTCGCTGCATCTAAGCAGCAAATCAGCCCATTCGTTACAATACTTGAGTTATATGAAATACTCAATTGGACTCTCCTTTACGCAAATGTTGCGTTTAGAGTGTACCATTGAGTTGTTGATGAAGCAATGAATTCAATTCTAGAGCCAACTGGCTGTGAATACGCAGCATTTGTTGCACCTGAGTTTATTGCGCCGCCGCTTGGTGGATAAACGTTCAATGCATTTGCGCCGTTATTAACAACAATCATACGCATACCTGCCACTGTTGCCGGTAACACAACACCAGTGCTTGAAGATACGGTTGATACTATGTTAATAGGACGAGTCAATGATGTTGCTGTGCCTTGTGTTGAGCCAGCGGCAGTAATGCTTGATGTTACACCATATGCTACATAACCACCACTGGTTGCAAAGTAAATATTGCCACCTGCATCAACTGCAATCATTGGTATGCCGGATACATCGTTAACACTAAAGATGTTGCCTGACATACTATCTGTAATACTAAACAACTGTCCTGCGTTTCCACTCCATGCAAGAGTACCGCCGTTTAACATCTGAGATGTAATAGTGTTTGCACCGTTGGGCGCAACATATGCCAAATTACTCTTAACTGTTGTGTTACCAACATAACTGTTACCTGCTACGCCAATGCCGCCTGCAACTGTCAATGCGCCGGTAGTTGTACTTGTTGCATTAGTTGTACCACTAACTATTACATTAGCACCTGTGATATTTCCACTAGCAGTTAATGTTGTAAATCCACCTGTACCAGAGTTTGCATATAGATTACCGGCGGTCACGTTACCTGATACTGCAAGACTTGACAATGTACCCACACTAGTAATATTAGGTTGTGCCGCAGTTGTTACAGTGCCGGCAGTAGCAGCACTACCACTTACAGATCCAGTAATGGTTGAACTTACAGTTAATCCAGACAATGTACCTACTGATGTAATGTTAGGTTGTGCGGCTGTTGTTACAGTACCTGCAGTTGTTGCCGCACCTGTCAATGCGCCAACAAACGTAGTTGATGTAACGCTTGAAAGACCTGCAACTGTTGTTACTGTTGAACCAAGCGTTAATGCTGTGCTGCCTAATGTTACACTTGCATTTGCTAATCTTGCTTGAGCAAGAGTACCTGAACTAATGTTACTTGCGTTAAGTGCAGTTAACCCACTACCATTACCAGTAAAAATACCAGTGTTTGCTGTGACATTGGCTGCAGTAATGTTACCATTTACACCTAAACTTGTTAACGTACCTACACTAGTAATATTAGGTTGTGCGGCTGTTGTAACTGTTCCTGCAGTACCTGCAGTAGCAACATTCAAGTTAGCAACTTGTGTTGTAGATACTACTGTAAACGGTGCTGTACCTGTAGCAACATTACTTTCTAGCGTACTGGCAACAACCTTGCCTGCAGTGTTTAGGTTGCCTGCACTAGCATTGCCTGATACAGCCAAACTTGACAATGTACCTAAACTTGTAACGTTGGGCTGACTTGCCGTTGTTAATGAACCAGCCACTGTTGTAAATACACCTGCACTACCACCGATATTACCAACGTTAGCATTACCGCTTACGTTTAATGTACCTAATGTACCCACACTTGTTAGGCTAGATGTTACAATTCCTGAATTAAGCGTAGTACCTGTTAAGTTAGCAGCATTTGCAGTTATTGCGACATTACTTGCCGCAGTTAGTTGACCTTGGTTGTTAACAGTAAATGTAGCAACTCTATCACCATTGCCATAACTTGTAGCCGTAACTGCGGTGTTTGATATACTGAATGTTGAGCCAGTTAATGTTAAACCAGTTCCTGCTTGATATGTACCCGCACCTGAGAACTGTGTAAAATCAATATTGTCAGTGCCAATAGTAGTTACAGTAGATGTTTGTACCCAGCCTGTGTTATCATATAGTGTACCGCCGGTTACGAATACGAAGTCACCTGCTTCTACTTCTGGAACACTATTGAAGTCTGTGGCACGAACGATTGTTGTACTATTCGCCCATGTATAGATACCGTTCTGTACAGCGTTTGCCTGATTCTTAACAAGAATACGTGTACCTGCTGTCTGTACGTTTACCCCGTCGATTAAATTGAATGATCCAGTTGTGACTAAGTTTGCATTCACTCCACCTGTACCGTTGTTATAAGTAATCGTACCACTAGTGATATTAGCAAGAGTATCCGGTGTTGCAGCCTGAACACTATCGTGTACGTTTAGACCTTGGGCAACATCGTCAACATATTGTTTTGTTGCAGCATCTGTGCTTGCTGTTGGAGTCCCTACACTTGTTATTTTTGCATTCGCAACATCTACGGTACCTGTTCCAGTAGGTACAAGTGAAATATTTTGATCTGTACCAGTTGCAGTAATTGTCACACCTGTAGTTCTACCCTGAATTAAGTTTGTAACAACGTTAGCATTAGATTGAATATTTCCACTTGACACTAAACTTGATAATGTACCTAAACTTGTGACGTTGGGTTGTGCGGCTGTAGTTAATGTACCAGTTAATAAACTTGCACCAATTGTACCACTGTTTGCATATACATTACCTGCTGTGACATTTCCTGTAACTGATGCACTTGTAAGTGTACCTAAACTAGTTACGTTAGGTTGGCTTGCTGTAGTTAATGTACCAGTTAATAAACTTGCACCAATTGTACCACTGTTTGCATATACATTACCGCTTGTTGTGTTTCCACTTACGCTTAAACTTGTTAATGTGCCTGTGCTTGTAATGTTGGGTTGGCTTGCTGTAGTTAGTGATCCTGCTATAGTTGTAAATACGCCAGCTGCAGCGCCAATATTACCTGCGTTAGCATTACCGGTAACGGTTAATGATGATAGACTACCTACACTTGTAATATTAGGTTGTGCCGCAGTAGTTAGAGTACCAGTTAAATAATTTGCACTTACTAAGTTTCCACCTGATACATTACCAGAAGTAACGTTTCCAGTGACTGCTAGACTTGTCAATGTTCCCAAAGAAGTTATATTAGGTTGACTTGCTGTTGTTAACGTACCTGCAACTGTCGTGAATACACCTTCAGTTGCCCCAATGTTACCAACGTTAGCATTACCTGTTACGCTTAAAGCGCCGGTTGTTGTTAAGTTGCCACCACTTACGTTGCCGGTAGCAACAATCAAACCACCTGTACCTAAATTACCTACGTTGGCATTACCTGTTGCATTTAATGTACCTGTAACATTAACACCGGTATCTGTTACGACTACAACGTTTGAAACTCCAGTTACACTAACTGTTACATTACCATTGGCTGCAACCTTAACATTACTATTACCATTTTGAATACTTGTTGCGTCAATACCTGTAAGTTGACTACCATTACCAATAAAATAATTTGCAACTAAATTACCATCTGCATTTCTAACAGGAATAGTATTTGCTGTTGCTGCCCCGTCTGTATTAAATCCATCTAATAAATCGGCATTAAGATTTGCAACTAATGATGTACTTGAAACTGCGATTGGGGCACCAGATCCTTTTGTAGATACTAGTTGTCCAGAAGTAGTAATGTTTCCACCACTTACATTTCCCGTAGCAGATACCAACCCCGAAGTATTTAAATTTCCGCCTGCAACGTTACCAATAGCAGAAAGAACACCGCCGGTAGTAATATTACCACCAGATATATTTCCAGTAGCATTTACAACACCGTTGGCATTAAGATTTTGTGCCAATACATTGCTTGTTGCGTTAATATTACCAGTTACAGTTAAATTGTTTGTTGCAGTATCAAAAGTTAAATTGGCACTTGCACCAAAATCACCGGCATTGTTAAATTGAAGTTGCGTGTTAGAGCCTGCGGGCTGTTGTAAGTCCCATGGATTACCGTTGCTATAATATAAATTGTCTGTCTTTAATCCACCAACTCTTAAGTTACCTAACGTGTTAAAAGTTACAACATTGGCAGCAACGCTAACATTGCTACCCATTGCGAATTCTGCATTACTTGTGTCCCAACCCATAAATGCATCGACGGGAGCAGAAGTATAATAGTGTAAAAGTGTACCGCGATCATATCCGTCATTACTTGTAAGTGCATTTCCATTAGGGCCGCCACCAAGTTCAATTATTGGATCTTCTACTGCAAATGTTGTGACGTTGATATATGTAATATTACCATTAACAACAAGATCACCATCGACTGTTGCATTTCCTTGAACAGTTAATAATGGGGTAGTCAGTAAACCTGTTGTTTTATTAAATGTAAAATTAGCATTACCTCCAAGAGCACCCTGATCATTAAAAAATACTTGGGTATTACTTCCGCCTACAGTGGGGAAGCCTTGGGTCGATCCATTGGCTAATTTGACTGTTAAAACGTCAGTATTGCTTAAAAATATTGTTCCTTTTCCAGCTGGGGGTGTTGGAACACTATTCGCTGCTTCTTGTTTTAATATAAGACTCATGTTTTTTCCTCGGTACAGTTTTTACTAGTAATATGTTATTTATCAAAAAACTTAGACTTCGATAAGTACTCCCAAAACTTCAAGATTGCCCTCGACATCTAGTGGTATTCCAAAAAGTCCTTGATAATTATTCGGTATTACTAGCGTTTCTCCCGAATAAATTACAATTGGCATAGGAGCCGGAGACTGTGATGTTGCAGGATTGACAAAAGAAAGAATACCATTTCCATCCGTAGAAATAATATCACCTGCGTTGCCACCAGACACACGCAGGTTTCCTATGCTTCCTAAATCGCTTATTCCCGTGACAGTAATAGTCGATGCGTAAAAGTTTCCACCGGTTACATTGCCAGTGGATGCATCAAGTGTGATATTTCCAGCCGTTAAACCGTTCTTAACGTTAAAGTATTTTACTGTCACAGTTCCATATTCCCTGTAAAGTTTACTAAATTGTAAAAATGTGTCAAATCATAATTATGTTTTTATATAACTTGCTACTAAGTTAACAATAGTATTTGCTCCTGTTCCTGTTGCATATACGGCAACATTACCGGATACGCCATTAATATTTGATGTGATATCAATTATGTCAGTTGATACATTACTGGATACAGAACCGTATATAGTAATGTATGCGTTAGTACCATCATGTACTAATAGAGTTTCGACTGATTGATATCCATTGTCACCCGAAGCACTTATAATGTACTTCGCTGTTCTAAATGTTGCCGGATTGAACTCGTCAATAACGGTGTTTGTTACTACGGCAACATTCGTTCTGTTTGATGTTAAACCTGTTGTAAGTTTAACATTGCCTGCTGTTACATTTCCACTAACACCCAAAGATGTTAATGTACCCAAACTTGTTACATTTGGTTGTGCTGCCGTTGTTAATGTACCCGTTAGATTGGCTGCACCGATCGTGCCACCGTTAGCGTATACATTACCTGCGGTAATATTACCACTAACCGCTAACGCACTCAATGTACCTGTACTTGTAATGTTTGGTTGAGCACCAGTTGTTAATGTACCTGTTAAGTAATTAGCACTTGCTACATTACCTAAGTTGGCATTGGCAGCACTAATGTTACCACTGAAGTTTGCAGTATTACCGGATACATTTAAGTTGACTGTTAAGTTTGGTACTGTTACGTTACCACTAAAGTTTGCAGTATTACCAGCAATGTTTGTATTAACAGTTAAGTTTGGTACTGTTACGTTACCACTAAAGTTTGCAGTATTACCACTTAGTTCTAAATTGACTGTAGCATTTGCGGTAGTCAAATTGCCAGATACACCTAATGTTCCTGTTACATTTGCACCAGTTCCGGTTACAACTACTACGTTTGCATTACTATTTGCGCCTAATCCTAAATTACCACTAGAATTTACATAACTCGCATTTACTGTAGTTACGTTTGCATTTGTACCTACAAAGTTTGTAGCACCAACATTACCTGCATTAGCATTACCACTTACATCCAATGTACCTGCAATGTTTGCACCAGTCCCAGTAACTATTACAACGTTAGCGGTACCTGATGCACTAATTGCAACGTTTGCATTATTAAATGTTCTTACATTGGCAGTACCGTTTTGAATTGCAGTTGCATCAATGCCTGTAAGTTGACTACCATTACCGATAAAATAATTAGCAGTAATGTTTCCGGTTGCTGTAATAGTTCCAGCAGTACCTAAATTACCAACGTTAGCATTGCCGACAATATTTGCAGTACCTGTTGTAATTAAATTACCTAATTTTACGGCTGGATATGTTGCATTAGCCCAGTCAACTGTTGTTGTAGGTTGTTGTGTTACTCCGTCAAAGAACGTCCAAACTTTATCCGCTGCATTTCTTGCTAGACCAGTGTGTACATTTGCAGCACCATTGTTATATTCTGCAACAAAACCTAAATCATATGTATCACCTGCATTATTAGCCCCAATAAAGATTAATGGGTCACCAACAACAAGGTCTGTTACATTAGAGTAGTTGACATTACCAGTAACATTTAAGTTACCTGTAACATCTAAATTACCTGCTAGTACACTTAATGCACCTGTTGTAACTTGTAAGCCATTACCTGCAGTAATTGAATTTGTAGTTGATAGATTGTTTGCAGATAAGTTTGCAGTAAATACGCCAGCACCGCCACCAATGTTCCCTACGTTTGCATTTCCAGAAACGTTTAAACTTGATAATGTACCCGTGCTTGTAATATTGGGTTGTGCGGCTGTTGTTAATGTACCTGTTACAAAGTTTGCGCTTACTAAATTACCACCAGAAACATTTGCTGCACTTAAGTTTCCACTAAGAGTTAAAACATTTGTAGTTTTATTAAATGTAAAGTTTGCGCTTCCGCCAAAGTCACCGTTGTCATTAAACTGAACTTCTGTATTCGCTCCGCCGGGTAATTGAAAATCCCATGGATTACCGTTAGCATAATATAAATTACTTGTTAAAAGGCCGCCTGCAGAAATATTACCAGTTACACTTAAACTTGATAGTGTACCAACACTTGTAATATTAGGTTGTGCATTATCAACTACTGTATTTGCTGTAATCGCATGTGCTGCATTTGAAATATTACCGCTGATATTTCCTGTAATATTTGCCCCAGGAATGTTGCTTAAGTTTGCACCTGAACCTATAAAGAAGTTTGCTACTACCGCATTGCCTAAGTTAGCGTTACCTGCACCAGACAGGTTACCGCTAGTAGCGTCAATTGTGACGTTTCCTACGGTAAGTCCATTCTTAACTACGAAATTTTTTGTTGTCATTTTCTATCCTTAGTCTGGTACGTATGTTCCCATTAAATTAACTGTTGTATTCGCTCCTATACCGGTCGCTTTAAGTTCAACATTTCCGCTATTAATTCCCGTTGTAAGTGTCACTAAATCAGCGTTTGTAGTTGATAAACTACCATATACAGTAATAATACTATTTATGTTATTATGAACTAAAAGGACTTCGATGGCTTGATATCCAGAATCATCTCCTGCTCTAATTGTATATTTTGCTGACCTAAAATCTGCGATAGGAAACGAATCTATAACTGTGTTTACAGTCACCGGTACAGCAGTTCTTCTGCTATATAAATCACCTACCATTATACTAGGAGAATCAATTACTCCTGAAACATCTAAATCATTACGAACTGTGGTGGTTCCTGTAGTAGAACCTATAGTAACATTTGCCACTAATCCCAAATTAATGTCGGTAATCGCTGAATTAAATATTCCGGCTGTATTTCCTATAACCGCTACTGCGCCAGTTCCCACTAATACGCAGCCAGAACTTGAAATTAAATAATTTGCCGAAACAGAATTACCTAAATTAGCACTTACTGTTACAAGATTTCCAATATTAGCATTATTTGCGACTACATTCCCTGTAACAGTCAATACATTAGTTGCAGTATTAAATGTCAAATTATTGCTGGCACCAGCATTACCTTGGTTGTTAAACAATACTGATGTATTGCTACCCGGAACTACTATATTTCCAGATATATTACCCTGAAGGTTTCCTATAAAAGTAGGAGCAGTTATGTTGCCTGTGCTTGTTAAGGTACCAAAAACATTGGCTCCAACATCGGTAACAATAAAAATAGAACTATTGCCACCTACACTAGTTACTACATTACCATTAGCAGTAATACTAATATTACTATTACCGTTCTCTATTGATGTAAAATTAGCATTGCCGGCAACAATTAATTGTCCACCGTTTGCACTTGTTAAAGATATATCACCATTGGCATCAGTTCCAATTACCCCTGTACCTAAATATATTGTGTTGCCTGCAAGGTAGAGATTATTCCATCTTTTAGTACTTGAACCTAAATTATATGTAATGTTGGCATTTGGTAATAAATTACCAACTATATCGACATTACCGGGTAGATTTAAGTTACCACTAGCACTATCAAATGTGAATCCTGTATTACCTATTGCATTACCATTTGACGCAAATAAAACTTGTGTTGTGGCTGCATTTACATTTGCGCCACCTGATCCACTCATATCAATGAGTATGCCGTCTACTTCAAACTCACCATCTATTTCAATTGGTTCGACAAATAAACCTTGAAAATTTTCATTTACAATATATGATTCACCTACAGGAACATAATAGGGCATCTGTGCTGCACTATTTGTTGATATACTTGCAAATGACAGATTACCGTTACCGTCTGTTTGAATTACTTGTCCAGTTGAACCACCGGTAATCCTTACATTTCCAATTGCGCTTAAATTTGAAACACCATTAACTAATAGTCCGTTACCGATAAGGTTACTGTCGGCAGTAATAGTATTACCAACAATGTCAAGGTTGGCGTATACGACTACATTACCTGTATCACCTACTGAAAAGCCGTTAAGGGAATTAAGCGGTTTTAATGCCATATCTTAAATTAATCTATATTGTGTTGTCCAAACAGTTGAATTGCTACTTGATGGTGTTACTTGTAATCTTACAAAACCACCAACAACATTAACTGCCAATGAACCTGTTGTTCCACCTAATGCAACAGTACCAAACACACTATAGTCAACTGATGTTCCGTCTGTCACCGCTTGCACAGTCGCTACGCTATATTTTCCGTTAGCGTCTATACCTTTAACAAGATATTCTATACCTGTAATTCCTGTAACAGAAAAACTTGCAATAGTTTGATTAGCAGTAATTGCAGTTGTTGTAACAGTTGCCCATGTAGTTGTTGTGTTACCTAATACTACTGCGTTACTAATATTGGCATCACCTGTCAAATTCAATACATTCGTTGCTTCATTAAATGTAAAGTTTGCACTTGCGCCAAAACTGTTAGCATTATTGTATTGAATATATGTGTTTGATCCTGCAGGCTGTTGTAAATCCCAGGGTGCTCCGTTAGCATATAATAGATTATCAGTTCTTAAATTGCCAACATTAGCAGTATCAGTTACATATAAATTACCCGAAACGTTAGCAGTAACTGTAGTAATTAAATTGTTTGATGTAATGTTGTTACCAGTAATGTTTGCGCCAACTGTTAAGAAGTTAGTTACATCACTATTACTGCTGTAGATATTAGCATTGCTATCAATATCATATGTTACTTGTACATTTCCGGCAACAGTTAAGTTGCCACTAATATTAGCAATATTACCGATACTTAAGTTATTTGCTGTAACATTACCATTACCACTATTGTTCCATGTTAAACTTTGGAATGTAGCGTCGCCAACATTTGGAGTTGTCAAGTTGGCACTAGATTTAACAACGATATTACCACCGACAATATCTGTAGTCACTCCATCAATATTTGCACTAATTGTTGTACCAGTAATTGCAATACCATTACCTGCACTATATGAGCCGGCTGCGCTAAACTGACTAAACGCAATATTTGTATAACCAAATAATATTTCACCGATAGGAGTAGTTACAACATAACTTGAACCTGCATAACTACTACCATTCTGCACAAAGAAGTAATCTCCGTAACCCAATGCAGTAGTTGATGTTGGGCTATATGTATCTTCATCAGTTGCTCTCGTTAGTACCCATGCGGTTGAACCGTTACCTACTGTTGTTACGGTATAGATACCATTCTCAAACTGATTAGTTTGTCCTTGTACAAGAACACGGTTTGTAGCAGATAATGTTACCCCGTCAATGCTAATTGCCGCATTTGCTCCAGCATTGGTCAATGTTGCACCAACTCCTGAGTTTGCACGTGATGCTTGTGATAATCCAGTACCGTTTGTAAGTGTAGTAACTTCAGCACCGAAATATCCATCTTTAACTGTAATAGTATCAGCACCTGGTGTGCTATAAACAAAGTAAGGATTATTGTTTGTTAATCCATTAAATGAATTTGTCCAAGAAATTTCATCACCAACACTTAATCCATGCGCCGCACTAAATTGAATTGTTTTACCACCGGCAATTGCAATAGTTGTTAAGGTAGAACCACCGTTTGCATAAGTTGCATTCAAATTCGTTGTACTTGTAACTCTTACAGCCGCATGAACTGTTAAGCCTTGGGCAGTATTATCAACATATTCTTTTGTTGCCGCATCTCTTGGGTTTACAGGATCAGCAAGTTGAATAATATTCTTTAAACTTACATCAACTGCGCCAGTGCCCGTTGGTACAAGAATAATGTTTTCGTTGCTGCCGGCTGCGCTTATTGTTAAGTTGCCTGTTGGTGCAATAATATTTGATGTTTTAACACTACCAAATAAACCTTCACCTGTAACATTAGCATTAGCACCATTGAATGTGCCATTAGCAACAACATTACCGTTAGCAATCAAGTTACCTGAAGTAGATTGAATATTACCTACTACTTGTAAACTATTTCCGGTGAATGTTGCTATATTTGCTACACCACCTATACTGATTTCAACGTTTGAGTTACTATAAACTTTTACATTACTATTTCCATTTGCCAAATCACCGATAATATTACCGGCGGTAATGTTACCCGTAACATTTAAATCGTTAGCAACATTTATATAATTTGCAGTTGCTAAGTTTCCTAAATTAGCATTTAATGATGTTAAGTTGCCAGTAAAGTTAGCAACATTACCATTTAATGTTGCGTTAACTGTTAAGTTAGGTAATATAACATTTCCACTAAAGTTTGCAGTATTACCTGCCAATTCTAAATTGATACTTAAATTATTAGATACAATATTGCTTGCAACATTTATAAAGTTTGCTGTTGCTAAGTTACCTAAATTAGCATTATTAAACTGTCCATTACCATAAACGGTTAATTGATTAGTAGTTTTATCAAAAGTAAAGTTTGCGCTACCGCCAAACTGATCACTATCATTAAACTGAATTTGTGTATTAGTACCACCTGGCTGTTGTAAATCCCATGGATTGCCGTTGGCATAATATAAGTTATCTGTCTTAACTCCGCCAGCTGTAATATTACCGGTAACATTAGCAGTGTTTGAGAATACATTATTCCATCTTGCTAGCGCATTACCTAAACTATAACCCGCATCTGTATACGGGTTAACATTGGAATACATTCTTGTAAATTGTGTACCGGGTGCGACAATTAAATCTGTAGCAGCAGGAGTTACCAAATAATTATTAGCACTTAAATTACCATTTGCAGAAATGTTTCCTGCATTAATATACCCTGCAACTTCAAATCCAGTACTCGTAAATGTTGCAATATTCGCATTGCCTGAAACAGAAACAGTAACATTGCTATTGGCCAATACTTGAACATTACTGTTACCGTTTTGAATTCTCCATGTGTCGATGGTTACAAAACTAAGATTGCCTGTGCCGTCCGTTTGGATAACCTGAGCGTTACTGCCGCCGGCTATTTTAACATTGCTAATGTTATTAAGATTCGCTACACCTGTTGTAGTAAAGTTATTAGTAGTGATATCACCGTTGCCTAAGATGACATTAGACGGTGTTTCACCTACTGAGAAACCTGCTACTGAGTTTAAGGGTTTAAGTGCCATTTTTTTATCCTATTACTTATATTTATCAAAATCCATTAAGGGGCGAAGACCGTAATCAACATTTTATATGTTATAGGGTTCGCTGAACTTGGGGTAACTTTCAATTCAATTGACGGTTGAACAATAATATTACCTGCGTTGTAATCTACTTCAAAGTTTCCAACGCCTCCATTTACAAATAAACTTGCATATTCATTAAATTGAACTGTACCATTATAGTACATAGAGTTTATTTTACAAAACTGTCTGCTTGGGCCTGCAGGTTCTGTCGCAATAATTTCAAACTCAACACCAGATGCATCTGTTACTGGTATAGAATATAATACTTGTGCAGGGCTAGATGAGTTTGTTGTGGCAAAGTAAACAAAACTAGTAGACCACTTGTATGCCCCTGCGCCCATTTGTACTGAGTTAGCAATTAGATTGCCACCAACTTGCACAGTATTGGTATAATCATTAAATGTGAAGTATGCACTACCACCAAAACTGCCTGAACTGTTATACTGAATTTGAGTATTGGATCCACCAGGGGTTCCGTTTCCGCCACCACCACCAGAAGACCAACTTAAATTACCAGTGCCATCGGTGGTCAACACATACCCGTTAACGCCACCGCCAATATGTATATTAGACAATGTGCCTAAATTAATATTGGGGCTACCTGCGGTATTGATGGTACCTACAACTCTTAATGTTCCACTAGAATTTACAGTTAAGTTTGATCCAACTGTAATTTTATTTGTGACTGTTACATTACCTGTAGAAACGTTAGATGATAGATTAATATTACCGGCAATTATATTACCGGAAGTAGAAATATTTCCTAAACTAGTAGTATCACCGTCGATGTTTAAAAACTGCAAATTACCTAGCGATGTAATATTTGCTTGGTTTGGTTGTGCAACATAATTTGCAATATCAGTTGTTATACCGGTTAATAATGACCCATTACCTATAAAATAGTCAGCAGTAATATTACCATTAGAAACTAAATCTACAGAAAGTGCAATGTTTCCCGTTACATTTACATTACCAATAATATTAACCGTGTCCCCTGCACTATCACCTGCTGCAATATTTTCGACATTCAAGGTATTAGTAGACTTGTTATAAGTAAATCCTGCATCACCACCAAAACTACCAGCGTCATTAAACTGTACTTGTGTGTTAGCACCACCGGGACTTCCATTACCACCGCCATTGCCGCCAGCAGCCCAAGTTAAATTGCCTACTCCGTCAGTTTGTAGGAAGTAACCATTGTTACCACCTAAAATTGTAATATTACCAATATCTCCTAAATTTGCTAACTGAGATATATTGATTTTTGTTGCTGTTAATGTACTAGTGGCACTATTAAAAGTGAGTGCAGAACTTGCACCAAGATTACCGTTATTATTAAATTGTACTTGAGTATTAGAACCTGCTACACCTGTACCTGTAAAT